CAGTTACAGTCGGCCCTCCTTTCAGTCGTACAGGAAACTCAAGAGTAGAGACAGACGCTTTAGTTACCGCAAGAAAGACAGGTTCGCATTGGGATGGGGATTTTCCCCACCCAACGCTATCTCAATCTGCCAAAGGTTCTGGCGGTATTGGGGCAAGTAACCAGGAGATATTTGGGGCAAGGGGCTCTGGTTTAGTCCCTGCAAGAATGAGAGGCTTTGGGGATTACATACAAGATGATATTGCAAGTACAGTCAAAGCCAGAGATCATAAGGATGCAACTGATCTTATAACTTATGCATTGCCTGGGAATTGGATTGGAAGAAAACCTGAGAATGGCGGCAACCAAGTAGAACCTTTTGTAGAGCTTTCACCATGTCAAACTGCAACAGATGTTCACGCTGTAGCAATGACAAAGCAAACTCATGTAAACACCATCACTGCATCATATGGTATGGGTGGCGCAGATTGGGAAACAAAGCCGTTAGTTTACGACCATGTAGTTAGAAGGCTCACTCCAAGAGAAGTTGAAAGATTGCAGGGATTTCCAGATGATTACACTAAAATATCTTGGCGCGGCAAAGAGCCTGATGATTGCCCTAATGGTCATAGATATAAAGCTATGGGTAATTCTATGGCAGTTCCAGTAATGCGTTGGATAGGTAAAAGAATAAAAATGGTAGAAAACAGCAATTAGTATGTTGCTAATATATTATTTATATATATAAATAATATTATATTTATGGAGAATATTATGGATAAGAAAAGATTAATAAGTTTTGATGAAAACCATGAGGTAGCAATTAGTGAAGCTGCTCATAAAAGTGGTCTATCATTTTCGGCATTTGTCCGTATGGCAGCGCTAATGCAAGCGAGCAAACTAGGCAAACATGGTTTAGTTTTAGATATGGACCCAAAATAGGAAAATTAACATGCTTTCAATATTTGGTATTGATCCTGGTTATAGCGGAGCTATCGCTATTTATTGGCCAAAAACAAAGAAACTAGAAATGCATGATATGCCTATAATGTTAAACCATGCAGGTAAAAATATTATAGATTGTCATGCTTTAATAGACATTCTTGAACCAGAAACGTCAGATAGATATGCCATCATTGAGCGTGTTGGGGCAATGCCAGGGCAAGGTGTATCAAGTGTTTTTAGATTTGGTGAAGGTTATGGGATGCTACAAGCATCAGTTGCCGCGCAGAAAACACCAGTGCATTTTGTGACGCCTGCAAAATGGAAGAAACATTTTGGTTTAAATCGTGATAAAGGTGTAAGCCGTAGTAAAGCAATGGAAAGATTTCCAAACTACGCGCAATTATTTAGCAGAGTTAAGGACGACGGACGTGCAGAAGCCGCGCTAATAGCTCTATATGGAGCAGAAAACATAAAATAGAGGAGAATAAACTATGACTATGATTTTAAGTAATAAAATGAGCAATGAAGAATATCATGCACATGAGAATATATCATCAAGTGATTTAAAGGCAGTAGCCAGCACAACATTACGCCACTGGAAGGGTAAAGTGCGAAAAGAAAATCCTGCTTTTGATTTAGGTACGGCAGTACACGCGATGCTACTTGAGCCAGAAAAAAATTTAATTTTACGCGGACCAGAGACAAGGCGCGGCAAGGTGTGGAGTGAAGCTAAAGAGGATGCAGAGAAGCAAAATAAGCTCCTACTGACCCAGGCTGACTATGATTTAGCATGTGACATGGCTAAAGAGTGTTTAGCGCACCCTATGGGAGCTAAATTATTAAATAACAAAGAGTTGATTGCAGAAGCATCATTCTTTGTAACGTGTCCCGAAACTGGATTAGGGCTCAAAACTAGGCCTGATGGGTTTTTAGCATCTGCGGGCTTAATTGTTGATGTAAAGACATGCCAAGATGCAAGCTTGAATGGGTTTTCTAAAGCTTTAAGAAGTTTTAATTATGCTTTGCAACAAAGTTTTTACAGNNGCCTGATTTAGAAACATTATCTTTGCCACCTTGGTTGGATAGCGAGATATAATTTATCCCGGCGTGAGGGTGTCACGTATTACTATAGGAGTTGTTAAATGCAACATATGATTAGCGGTGTAACCGCGCTGTACCCTAGACTAAATGGTACATATAAATTTGATACACAAGAAAACAAAAGCGTTAAGTGCCATGCACTTGATGAGGGCGCAGCTTTCGAAATGTCATTTAAGTTAGATGAAGCACAAGCAAAGGAGTTACATCAAGTATGCTCGCAAGCATACGCAAATGCGGCGGCAATGGATACAAAGAGAAAGTGGCCTGATAAGCCAACTAATTTACCTTATAAGCGCAATGATGATAATGATATTGTTGGCAAATGTAAGCTTAAAGGGTCTTATGGTGGCGACATTACACAGCCGCCAAGGCAAGTTGATGCGGCGAGAAACAGATTGCCAGACGACTTTATGCTAACGTCAAACTCTACTGTTAATGTTGCGGTAGTAATCGTTCCATACAACACTGGAAGTTTGAATGGCGTGTCATTAAGGTTAAGAGCAGTGCAAGTTTTAAAGTTAGCTGAATTAGAAGGTGGCGACGACCCGTTTGGAGTTGTTGATGGGTTTGTATCTCCAAATGTAGATACTACTTTTGGCAACAATGAGCCCGCAAAGCAAACCAATAACAAGGCTTATGATCCATTTTCGAAAAGTATAGCTGCACAAGCTCCGCCGACTGCAGCTGATATTGACGACGATATTCCTTTTTAAAATTATTATGCCCCCTGCAAGAACAGCAAAAACAGGGGGCATAAGAACAAAATCATCCAAAAGGAATATAAATATGTTACATAATAATAACGCGGAAAGCAAGTATCCGACAGCAAGTTGGAGAGAATACAGTCCAAGAATAATACAGGCTTTGGAATTAAAAAAGACAACTAAAGGTGAGTTTCATGGTCCTTGTCCAAGTTGCTCTGGTGTAGACAGATTTTGGATAAAAGAACATAATGGTGAGGTTTTAGTACATTGTAGAAAATGTAATGATTTCAAGCAGATAAAGGACAGAATGAGAGATATGTCACTTTGGCCTACAGAAGTAAGTGAAAATACTGTAAAAGTGGGACGCACTGATGATATACAATGGCCAGAAAGGGAGAGCGCAATTACGCATCCATATTTGGAAAGTAAAAAATTAAACTTAAATAACGCAATTGTTGATGGCGATAACTTATGCATTCCAGTTATTGACCCAAAAGGCAATAAAGTTGGCCACCAAGTTATTACAAATGATGGTAAGAAAAAGTTTTCTTATAAAATGCCTGTTGTCGGTAACTTTAGCGTCATAGGTGGCAAGATTATTGATTTCGCTTATGTAGCTGAAGGTTGGGCAACTTGCGCCAGTATACATGAAGCAACTGGTAAACCTGTAGTATTCGCGCTTAATGCGGGCAATATACCTGCCGTAGTAGGTAACTTAATGGAAGCCAAGCCCAATTGTACGTTTGTTGTTGCGGGCGATAACGATGAGGCAGGGATTAAAGCATGTGAGCGAGCACAAGAAGATCATGGTGTAGAATACATACTACCTGACATAGAAGGTTGGGATTATTCAGATATGTGGCTTGAGCAAGGCCCAGAGAAAACAGCAGAAGCGCTTAAAATTGAAAGTGTTTTAAACCAGGTGTTTTTCCCTTATGATGCAAAGCCACAACTGGCAAGTAATTATTTAATGAAGGGTTGGTTTGGCGAAGGTCAAATGTCAGTGATTTATGGGCCATCTAACGTCGGTAAATCATTTTTTGTTTTAGATATTGCATGGCACATTGGTGCAAATGAAGCATGGAATAATAACAAAGTTAATGGCGGTAGTGTTTTATATTTAGCTACTGAAGGGGGTATGGCGTTCCATAATAGAGTTGTCGCCATGCGACAACACTATATAGACCATAAAGACGTAAAATTAGCTGTTAGGCCATCACCTGTTAATATGCTTGATGCAGATGTAGATATGCTCATATTAAGCAAATTGTGTAGGGAAGTTGCACGCTCACACGGGCCTGTAAAAATGATAATTATTGATACTCTTTCAAGGGCTATGTCTGGGGCAAATGAAAACAGCCCAGAAGATATGACAAAATTTATAGGTAATTGTGATAAATTACGTGAATTAACTGGCGCTCACGTAGCTACAGTACATCACTCTGGTAAAGATAAAGCAGCAGGTGCAAGGGGGCATAGCTCACTGCGAGCCGCAACAGATACCGAAATAGAATTGGACTATAATGAAGAAACTGGAATGAGATTTGCAAAGGCCACCAAGCAAAGGGACATGGAAACAGGTGCGATATTTAGCTTTAAATTAAAAGTTATAGAGCTTGGGCATGATGATGATGGCGACCCTGTTACTACATGCGTAATAGAAAAAGCTTCTGCTGAAGAAATTGAGGAAGCTAATAGACCGCAGATTAAAGGTAAAAACCAGACTTTATTAAGGAGTGTCTTTAAGCAATTACGATCAGAAGGTTTAGGAAATCCAAATCCAAGTGGAGTTGGTTGGCCAGAGCCAAGAATGTATCATTGTATTTCTGAAGAAACAGTTAAAGATCATTTCATTGGAAAATGTAGTAGCGTGTCAAATCCAAAAACAAGTTACAAACAAGCGCTAACATCATTGTTAAGCTCTGGACATATTGCAATCAATGATGGATTTATGTGGTTTACAGATAATTCGGGCAAAGCCAAACAAAGGGATCAATTATGAAAAAATACAAAAACATTAGATCAAATGTTTTAATGGAAGCTTTAGATTTAATTAATGGCGATAGAGAACAAGTGTATGGGACGCCAAAAGAAAATTTTAATAAAATAGCTGAATTATGGAGTGTTTATACAGACCATAAATTTACCGCTACTGATGTTTGTAATATGATGGTTTTGCTAAAAATGGCTAGATTAAAAAATGGTGCTCATATTGATTCCAGTGTTGACGCGGCAGGGTATGCTGCGTTGGCTGTTGAAGTATCAGAACCTTGCTAAATATAATAGTTTTATAGTATGGTTAATTAAGCGAGCTTTTTCTCCTCCTCCTAACACTTTCGCTCAAGTGTAACGCTCGCTTTACTAGGGTTGTGCCAGTTCTTTCCTTTCTCCCGGCACAACCCGTCTTTAAGGTTAAGCAAGTGTCTGAATTTAAAATTAAACTAACATTGGACATTATAGGCGAACATACACAAGACGCAGATGATGAATTAGAGCATTTATGTAATTACATTGCAGAAAGATTAATGATTGTAGGCAAACATGCAGTCATGCAAGCTTTGGCTGAATGTATTATTGAATTAGATGAAGATAGCATGTTAGATGACCAAACTATTCATTAGTTTCGTGTGGGCCAATCATGCCCGAAAAGCCCACAAGTTTTAGTATATTTAAAAAGCAAAATTTACAAGTTTAAATTCACCCATTTAGATAATCGTAAATTTTATTTGTTTGCTCTATCCTGTCATTGAGCCCATGATAGCCACCATTCACACGCTTACTGATCTTTCTTATGGTTTCTTCATTTACACCATCATCAACTATATCAAATAATTTATTTTTGTTAAAAAACCATAAAGCAGTTTCAAACGCATAATTTGTTTCTAATAAAGACGGGTCTTCAATTACTTCTGGGCAGCCCATGTCACTAGCAAACGATTTGACGTTAGAATAGCCGGTGAGTTGTAAAAATCCGCGCCCAACGTATAAACTTGCTTTTTCCTTAGTATCATTACCAAGTCTGCCAAAATATACGTTTTCAGCTAATGCTCTCGGATTTCTAGCTAACCCTTCACATGAGGCTAAATCAGGAAATCTACTTGGCCACACGCGCATCATGCTTTCAGCGCTATAGTTTAAATTTTCCCTAGTATGCCGCCAATGGCCACTTTCATGGCTCGCTTGACCCATAAGATGCGCGGCTCGCTCATTTGATAGCTCATAATGTTGCGCTATAGCTTTGGCTGTATTTTTACCAAAATGTCCATCTGCGCCAACTCCAACTTTATCTTGAAGTTTTTTCATTGCATCACTCATGGTTCAACCCTTTTTCTTTTTGGCAGTTTTCTTTTTCTTCTTAGTTTTTTTCCAACCAGAAGCCATATTCTTATATGCGCTATCAGATATAGTTGATTTAGATTTGGAGCGCGACGTTTTGCTTTTCTTACGCTTATTAATGTTCTCAACTAATGACATTATTTTTTGCCCCCGTAGTATTTACTAACACCGCGCATACCAATTGATGCACTTACAATGCCCCCAAGGCTGTATTGATACCATCCTGGCATGTTCGATAACGCTAAAAATCCTGCTTCAACAATTTGATTACCCCAATCACCGCAAAACGCTAAAATTAACGGGATCGAAAAGAGAAGTGTTATCCATTCGTCTTTCCAACTATTTTCAGAAGCTTTCATTGCAGCTAAATCCCAATCAAGCTCGCCAGTTGCAATCTTCATTTTAGTTTGCGCTTCAGCTTGCTTAACGGCAGTTTTGCCTTCAATCATTGTCCCTGCTAAATCAGCGACTTTTCCTAATAATCCTAAACCTGCTATCATTCCTTTTTACCTTTCGCTAATGCGTTAGCTCCAAAAAATACTGATACAATGCCCGCAACAGACACAAAATAAATAGAAGCCATTGACCCTAATATCTTGGCGGCTTCGATTAAAGAGAATAAATCAGCTAAAACAACTGCAAATGGATATAAAAGCATACCTGTTAAAGCAAACCAGGTCATTCTTCTTTGAGCGTCCCTTTGCGCGTCTTCGTCGTCTAGCCTTCGCTTTTTATCTTCAAGTTCAAGCTTATCCCATTCTTCACGATCAATCGTGCCGTTACCATCCACATCAAATTTTTTAAATTCATCCATAATACACCTAATCTGCTAAAGGGTTATCCAGTGCGCGTTGCAACTTGTCCATTAGCTTATCTTCCAGTTCTTTCATTGACCCACTTTGGGATACTCTAACACGTTCTCTTTGATTTTCAAAGCGCACCTCGGCAGCGTCTACCATAGACCTTACTTTGTCTTCAGATTTACGCACCATATCTTCAATTCTATCAGTTTGTTGCTCTATGCGTAATATATCATCTTTTAAGCCATTTTTAATGTCTCTGGTGTATTCTAC